AAACAAAAATCGCGACAAAGGAAACTACCACGAAAGGTGGTTCGTCGACTGGCTCAAAGAACTTGGCTTCCAAGCCAAACGCCAGCCCCTATCAGGAGCACTCGGCGGAGAATACTCCGGCGATATCATCTGGAAACTTGGACGACTGGAACTGGTGGTCGAAGTAAAGTACCGGGACAAGTCAAACTTCCCCAACCCATTTACCGTTGTGCGCGATGTTGCGTTTTACAAACGCAAAGCAGGCACGCCAAAGACGCTTGTGATCTTTGACGGTGATGTGTTCGAGCGTGACATTGCTCCGTTATTAACTAAGAAGAAAAGAACCCCACGCCAAAAAGAAGTTCCATTAGATTGGAAGCCAAACGGCAAACAAAAAGGCGTGATAAATCACTTGTTAGGAGTGGAGATAGACCATGACATTGAAGCCGCTAGGTTCCGCGATTACCACAGGTCAAAGGGGAACACGTTCAAGCGACCAGATATTGCCTACAAAAGATGGTGTACTAATGCCGTTGAGTGGGGAACAGCAGCAACGAGCGATAGCTCGACTGGTCGAGGTCGGAGATCCAGCAGAGGTAGACAGGAATCTAGTCACTTCGCTGGACTCATTACCGGGCTTGACGATTTCTAGTGTAGAACGCACACGCTTTCCTCGTGATGGTGACGTTCAGATCACATTGCTGCGCTACGATGTGCATGTGACTGACGAGGCATCGCTAGACCGTGCGTTAAACGCCGTTCAAGCCTCACTGACGCCCCTTCCTGACAAGCAGATAGGTGAGCAGCTAACTATGCTGGCAACGCTTGTGGTGAAGCCAGCAGGAGAGACTGCCAAAGATCAGGCAATCAGGATCAAGTCACTCACCGCTCAGTTGATCAAGTATCCAGCGGACATCGTGCTGTATGCAGTCCAGAAGGTCGGGGAGTCTTGCACCTTCTGGCCAGCATACGCCGAGTTCCACAAACACATTGAGTGGCGTGTTGAGAAACGTCGCAAACTAATGGAGGCACTGACAGCCAAGAAAGTTGCACTAACTGCAAGTTCGCAGTAAACTATCTATGCAAAGGAGAACCAAATGAACCGCATAGGATTTATCGGCGGCAGCGACATGCGCCGCATCATGGAAGGTGACTGGATATCACTCTGGGAAGAGAAGACAGGACGCAAGAAGCCTGACGATCTATCAGATGTATTGCCGGTGCAGCTTGGCACATTTACTGAAGACTTCAACATTGACTGGTTTCACAAGCAAACAGGCATGGAAGTGTTTGCTAGACAGAAAGTTGTGAAGCTAGATGTTGATGGTGTTCCATGCAAAGGCCATCTTGATGGCGTTGTGTCATGGGATAATGCCATCATCGAGTGCAAGCACACCTACGACAACAACAGCATCGACAATGTACTCAAGCAGTACATGCCACAGATCCAGTTCTACATGTGGGTCGGCAACTACACAGATTGTTATCTATCAGTCTTGTTTGGCAACAGACGTTGGGAGTCAGTGCGTGTGTCTCGCGCTGATGATTACATTGAGCGGATGCGTGTGCATCTCAGGACATTCTGGCAGCTTGTTGTAGATGACACACCACCAGCGGAAGCTGACGAGGTGTATGGCAACCATGTTAATCTACCCAACCAAGACAAGATCCCTGTCAACGATATGGTCAAGCGCGATGCGTCTGGTGATAACGAGTTCATCAGCCGGTGCCATGACTACATTGAACAGCAAAGCAATGCACAGCTATTTGAATCTGCCAAAGCTGATCTTAAGGCAATGGTAGGAGATAATGAGCGGGAGGTTTACTGCGACCTGCTCACTATCAAGCGCGATAAGCGCGGATCACTTCGTATCGCAGTAAAGGAGAACCACTATGACGACTAAGAATCTTGCAACAGCGCTGATCAAGTTCCACGACAGTGGGGCAGCAGCCAAGAAGGGTGCAGCCAATCCCTTCTTCAAATCCAAGTACGCCAGCCTAGAGGAAGTCATTGAGACTGTCCGCGCAGAAGCTGGTAAGGTTGGGCTGACATTCACCCAGCTTGTTGACTTTGACGAGCACCACATCTTTGTAACCACAATCCTGATGCACGAGTCTGGTGAGTCAGTCACTGGTCGCACACCTGTGCTGACCAAGGACAATACAGACCCGCAGAAAATGGGCAGCGGCATCACATACGCCAAGCGTTACGGCTTGCAAGCAGCCTTTGGTCTTCCGTCAGAGGATGACGATGGCAATGCAGCCAGTGTGTCCAACCCTAAAGTGCAGAAGGTATCAAAGAAGAAGGAGGCAGATGATGCTTGGGATTAATAAACGACTCGACCAGATCGAGTATCGACTCGCTCGTATCGACAAGATGATTGAAGATCTTCTTTCCTATGCAAAAGGAAAGAAGCCACCAACGACAATCGAAGATGCTTTTATCAAGCAGTTCGAAGCAGAAGTTCAACACGCATACAACAGGCTAGAAAAAAAACATAAATCAACTGTAATTCATAAAACTGTATCAGATGCTAGACAACGCAGATCAGACTGGTATCCAACCGGCATGGCTCAGTACATGCTTACCAGATACAGGACGGTTGACGATATCATGGCCAAGTTTGGCTACACACAAGAGTCAGTTAGAACCTACCTCAAGAACATACGCAAGGCAGGTCTGCCTGTAAAAACGCGCGGACGCGCACCAACCCAATACAAGATTGACAACCCGCATAACAACTCTACTGCTATGCAAATCATCACAGGAGAAAAGCCCAATGGCTGAATACGACAAAAGAAACTCCGGCATTGCTGGCAAGCCTTGGCCCGAACAACGTCTGCTGCTAAACGGCAAGCTCAACGTGATGGGCGAAGACATGCAAGTTGTCATTGTCACTGCCGAAACAAACACAGGCGAGAAGCGGCTTGAGATCTTCCAGAAGATCGGCGTCCTGTTCAGCAACGACAAGAACGGCAACGACAAAGCGCCGGATTACTCAGGCCCACTCGACGGCTTGCATCAGGACTGGCGCATTGCTGGCTGGCGTGGCGAGAAAGACGGACGCAAGTTCATGTCACTCAAAGTCAGCGAGAAACAGAAGCAGCAAGAACCAGAGCCAAAGCAAGAAGATGCTTCACAAGAGGTAGAAGATGATATACCTTTCTAGGTGGAGATGTATTGGTTTTGGTTCTCCTATCGTTTCCTCCTAGCAAACTGGCAGACAAGCTCCGGCTTGTCTGCCTTTCTTATGGAGCAAGCAATGATTATTGCACCAAGGAATGACGGCATCGTTGTCAGTGTAGATGGCAAGGTGCATCACCTACCACAAACAGCAATCCAAATGATGCACATGGCTGCTAGATTCCAAGAAGCAGCTATTGAAATGCTTAGACAGGAACAGCGAGAAGACGCATCCGATCAATCAAACGCTGTGCGCGATTCGGCACCTGCCGAAACCAGCGCGAAGCCTCCATCTGATTGGCCGCCTCATCCCAATCACCTGCCTCGACAGCCGCCTTCATCTTCTTGAACTGAGACAAACGCGGCAAGCCCATATTAAACATCATATTGGCAATGATAAGCTGCGCGTCGTCAGGCAAGCTGGTAAAGTTTGGGTACAACTTCAGGCAATCCATACGCACACGATCAACATCCTTTTGGAAAGCCTCTCGCACCCGATCCTCAGTAATCGGGGTGCCGAGAGGCTGACCGTGTTCTGGATCATCTTCAGTAATCAAATGCCCAATGCCAAATGTTGGGTAACCTAGATGATCGTTGTAGATCTCAAACTTACAACCCTCATCTACTTCCAAGTCATTGATTAGTTTTTCTACGTTCACTTCTTGATCCCCTTGATACCACGGAGTCCAAAGCTCGCCGCTATGGATGCGTACATCGCCCACTGGAACCACTGCGGAGTTGACTCTAGCGCAGTGAAGCCACGCTCCACATATGGCTGCAACGGCGGTATGAAACACATTGCAATGATCACTATAAATAATATAGTCCATGCCTCGTCCTTCCAGCTATCCTTGCTGGCTTCGGCCATGACACGCTCCCACCCCGCCTCATGCGTAGCAGCAACACGCATAACCTCGGCTTCGGCCTCGGCTCGTGCAA